AAGCAGGAAATCGACCACAAGTCGAGCGATGGCTCCATGACGCCGGTTCGGATCGAGCTTGTACCGCTTCTATCGGATGACGGCGACAGCACGCATTGAGCTTCCGCCCAAGCTCATTCCCGTATTTGCAGGCGAGGCAGACGTAAGGGGCGCATATGGCGGGCGCGGCTCAGGCAAGACCCGCTCCTTTGCCAAGATGAGCGCGGGCGGTGCGTGCTCTCATGTGGGCGACCGAGGGGAGAAACGGCCAGATCCTGTGTGGCCGGCAGTTCATGAAGACGCTGGCCGATTCCTCGCTGGAGGAAGTCAAGCTGGCGATACTCGAAACGGATTGGCTCAAGCCGCATTTCGATATTGGAGAAACCTACGTCAGGACGCGGGGCCTGCCTGGCGACGTCTACTATACATTCGCGGGCCTTGATCGAAACATCGACAGCATCAAGTCGCAGGCCCGCATCCTGCTTGCGTGGGTAGATGAGGCAGAGCCAGTCACCGAGGAAGCATGGACGAAGCTTATCCCGACACTCCGAGAGGAAGATTCCGAGCTTTGGGTGACGTGGAATCCGGAGCGCAAGAACAGCGCGACAAATAGGCGGTTCCGAGAAAGCCGCGATCCTCGATACAAGATCGTGGAGATAAACTGGCGCGACAATCCGCGGTTCCCGGCCATTCTGGAAAGGCAGCGCCAGCGCGACCTGCGCGAGAGGCCGGAGCAGTACGACCACATATGGGAAGGACATTTCGTCACCGCTGTGGAAGGCGCGTATTTCGCTCGGCATCTGGCGGAGGCGAGAGAGAACAGCCGCATAAGCCGCGTGGCACCCGACCCGCTGATGACGCTGCGAGCCTTCGCAGACATTGGAGGCACGGGAGCGAGGGCGGATTCCTTCGTATTCGTCATTGCGCAGTTTGTTGGCCGTGAAATCCGCGTTCTGGATCATTACGAAGCGGTAGGCCAGCCGGCGGCTGCGCATGTCAATTGGCTCCGGTCGCGCGGCTACTCGCCAGATAAATGCCAGATATGGCTCCCGCATGACGGCGCGACTCAGGATCGCGTCCACGATGCTTCATATCAGGGCTTTCTGAAGCAGGCTGGTTATGCGGTCACCGTCATTGCCAATCAGGGCAAAGGCGCGGCCAAGGCTCGTATTGAGGCCGCCCGCCGGTTGTTCCCAAGCATCTGGTTCAACGCGGATACGACCGAGGCGCTTCGTGATGCACTCGGCTGGTACCACGAAAAGCGCGATGAAGAGCGCAATATCGGGCTGGGGCCTGAGCACGACTGGTCGAGCCATTCCGCAGATGCTTTCGGATTGATGTGCGTGGCCTATGAGCCACCCGGCGAGAAGCCTCCGCAAAACACCCGCTCTAGGTCGCTCGCAAGGAGCATTGTCTAATGGCCGAAGCCAGGAAGAAATTCGGAGAGGCCGATTTCAAAGCTTTGGTCGCGCGGGAAATCTCCCTCGCAGACGATAGCCGGGCCGACAGATCCAAAAAGCAGACGCAGGCGCTCGAATACTATCAAGGCGTCATGAAGGATGTGGTGGCGGAGGAAGGTCGTTCCTCGGCCGTGTCCCGCGACCTTGCCGATACCATGGGCTGGGTGCTCCCCGGCATCATGCGCGTTTACACCGCTTCCGAGCATATGGCTGTGGCCGAGCCTATCGGACCGGAGGACGTGGAAGGGGCCGCGCAGGCCACCGATTGCATCAATTACGTCTTCTGGAAGGAGAATGACGGCTATCGCGTGGTTTACAATGCCACGTGGGACAGCTTGCTTTGCGGCGACGGCATCGTAAAGGTCTGGCGCGACACCACGCCCAAGGTTGAGGTTTCCACTCATTCGGGCCTGACCGATGATGAGCTTGTGCTCCTGCTGGACGATGAGCAGAGTGAAATCGAGGTTATCGAGTATTCCGGGCCGTTCAGCGATGAACCGACGCTCGACGGCCTGCACGCGGTCAAGATCAAGCGCACGTCCAAATATGGCTGCACGAAGATCGAGGCGATCCCGCCGGAAGATTACGGCATCAGCGACGAAGCCAAGACCTGCGACGAGGCGCGGTTCCAGTACCATCGCGAGCGTAAGTCTCGCTCCGAGCTGATCGAGATGGGCTTCGACCGTAAGAAGGTCGAGGCGTTGGGGCGTGCGGCCGATAGCGACACGTCAGAGGAAATCGCCCGCGACGGTGATAATGTCGGGGAGAGCGTTGACCAGTCCACCGAGCTTGTGGACCTGTATGAATGCTATATCCGCGTCGATACCGACAATGACGGCATTGCCGAGATGTGGCGCGTCTATTTTGCAGGGGCGAAGAACGGCGGTGAAATCCTGACGTTCGAAGAATGGGAAGATGAACTCCCATTCGAGAGCATCCCCTGCCAGCCCATGCCGCATCGCTTTGAAAGCGGTTCGCTGGCTGACGAGACCATGGATGTGCAGCGGATCAAATCCGTTCTGATCCGACAGGCTCTCGACAACACCTATGCGGCCAACAATCCGCAGAGATTCGTTACGGGAACTATCAAGAACCCGGAGGAACTTTTCTCGCCAAGCTTTGGAGGCGCGATATTTGGCGATGAAAGCTCGTCGGTCACGCCGCTTCCGGTGCCTTTTGTCGCCAATCACGCCTATGACGCCATCAATTACATGGATCAGGTCATAGAGCGCCGCACTGGCGTTTCGCGCACGACCATGGCGCTCGACCCCGATGCGCTACAGAATCAAACCGCAACGGCCAATCAGAACGCGCGTGACGCGGCCTATTCGCAAATTGAACTGATCGCTCGCAACCAGGCCGAACTCGGCTGGAAGAAGGTATTCCGCAAGATTCTGCGTCTTGAGATCAAGCACCAGAACAAGGCCCGTACGATCCGGATGCGTGATCGGTTCGTTGAAGTCGATCCGCGTCACTGGAACGCCGACATGGATATTTCCATCAATGTCGGTCTTGGAACAGGCTCGCGTGACCGTGACATGGCGGTATTGCAGCAAGTCCTCACCAACCAGACGGCCTTGGCGGAACGTATGGCTGCCATTTCGCCGGCGAAGGCGCTGGAAATGCTGCCCTACATCATGAACACGCTCACCAA